CCCTAGTCTGTTATTCGCTCTATGGTAATTCCGTCGCTGCTGCCGCTGTCTTGTGGGGTTTCATCTTGCATACCCAAACCACCTTCTGGAGGTGTTTGTGCAATGCCCATAATCATGGCGACATCTGGATGGTCAGGGGGTAGACCCAACGCTTGAGCGATAGCCGTTTGATCAAAATTTTCACCCACATATTTTAATCCACCTGTGGAACGTAACGCCGCTACAAAAATTGGATTTGCATCTGGGTATTTAGAAAGAATTCTTGAAACAATTTGAGAACTAGCTGAAGCTGATCTAGAACCTTTCATTGCTTGAACTTGTTTAAGTGCGTCAAAAAGGGGCATATCCTGTTCTTCCGCCACGGCTCTTGCTATTTGTAAATCATTCGGACCAAGAGCAGCTTTATACTGTTCTGTTAACATTGCTAGTTCTGCTTCGTCCAGCTTCGCACCACGAGCAATGGCCGCGTCGTAATCTGCTTTAGCCATTTCAGCGGCGGCTAGATTAACGGCACGTTCTGCTTCTTTCTCTTTAGCTTTTAGCTCACCAAACGTACCAAGAGTTTCTTTAGCTCCAGTTGCTACGTTTGTAAGAAAATCGCCTGACTGTCCTGCTGCAATGTTAAGACCTAAAGTCATAAGCATGAAGTCCTTGGAGGTTCTGATGTCATCTACATCCGACACACCAGCTTCTTTCAAAAACTCTTTGGCCTCCTTCAACCTGTCTTTCTTTGTCCTCGGGGTTTTAGTCCCTCGTAATTCGGACAATCTATCTGTGAAGTTTTTAAGAGCCGCGTCGGGCTTGCTTATCCTCTTATCGTCAGGAGCTTTGTCAGGATCTTTTTCTTTAGCTTTCTTGGCCGCCGCTTTCGCTTTTGATTCTGCTATTATTTCTGCGTCAGTGATACCTGAAAATTTTGGTTTTTTCTTTTGTCTTACTACAGGGTTCTCTGTTACGATACTTTCTTCTTGTTTTTCTTCTCTTCTTCTTCTTCTATCACCACGTTTTCCAGCATTTGGATCAACAGCACCTGCATCTGGTTGCTGATCAAAACCCATAAAGCCTGTGTTAATTACAGGAGACGGCATTTGATTTTGAACTACTGCGTTGATTAACTCAGGGCTGGAAGCCAGAACTCCGAGCGGGGCACGAGCGTCCGCCGCGTCCATACTTCTGTTGCGAAAAGCAGGGCGCTTTAATACAGCACTTTCCTGATAGTCTTTTAATCTGTTTCCTAAACTAGTTATAGCCATTACTAACTCCCAAACTGACCATAAGCGCCAAGACCTGCAATACCCAGACCCATAAGCTGTGAACCAATACTAGGAGAAGGGATTGTTTGTGTTGTAGTTTGCTGCGCGGACGGAACACCACGGAACAAGTCTGACAAGAAACCAAGTTTCTGAAAAGGTTCTGATGCTTTTTGCAACATGTTTCTTCTAGCGATGTCAAGTCCCTGCTGACCCATTTGCTGTGTTAGTCCACCAATTCCAAGCAAAGTATTTATGTCCTGCACACCCATTTGCTGCGCCTGACCACCAAGCTGTCCAAACAAACCGGCCTGTTGCGCTTGTAGTTGCGCTGCATTTTGCGCCGCCTGTTGCGCTTGTGCGTAGCCCTGCTGCCTGAGATTAGCTGCTGCTCTGGATTGTTCTTGTAAGTTAGCTTCGCCAAGTGCTGCTTGACCGACAGCAAAACGTGATCCACCAAAAGCTCCTGCTTGTGCTGCTTGAGCACTAAGTTGATTTTGCTGCTGTTGTCCAGCCCTTTGAATGTCAGCCATCGTTTGATCAACAACAGCCTGCTCATAGGGGTTCATAAACTGTTGTGCTGCTCCCGGCTGTGCAAAAGCTCCTGCCTGCGTCATCGCTCCTTGAGCTTGTTGCAAGAAAGGCAGGTAGGCTCCCAATCCACCTCCACCGGGGGCAACCATTTGTTGAGCTCGTTGCTGCTCCGCAGATAAACCAAACTGCTTTTCTGGAGCAAACGGCATTTTTGTGCTACCAAGGGCGGTAGCATCATCAAAGATTTTCTTTAAAAACTCTTCCTGAAACGGGGCTAACCGTTGGGTAACTTCTTGTGTTTGTGTTGCCATTACGCTGTAGCCTCCAACTCAGACATCATGTCGTATAATCTAGCGGCACCTACATCTCTGTCTCCGCCACCTGCCCCACGAACAGCTTTCGCCGTCAAAACAAATTCTCCATCTGACAATCTAGCAGGAACGGAATCAGATGTTCCTGTCCCCGGTCCGCTGACCTCACCCGTTATCGGGGTATCATAACTCATTTTATCGCGTCCGTACATAGCCCCGCCATCCGCTGCATTGACAGGCTCTTCATCTTCGTACTCGAAATCATCATCGTACATCCTGTCTACTTCTTTGTTGTACTCTGCCATGTCTATCGGGTTAGTTATGTCATATTCTTTGTCTGTTAACGGCCCGTATACTTTTTCGACAAGAGTCCCACCCACCGGGTCAGGTTGAGGTGTTCCTTCTTCAGGTTTGTCAAGTGCTTGTAGCGCAGTCCCTGCTAAACTAGATGCAAGGAAAGCATCTTTCAGTGTAAAATCGTCAAACAAGCCCCCTATCCCGCTACTAGCTTTTCCCGCACCGGCAGAGCCAGCATCCATTGGTGTCTGCATATCCATTAAAGAGGGGTTAGTAATACCCGCTCCCGCTGCTTTTTCTATACCATACAGCTTGCTCTGTAAGAAACTAGGAGGTGACCCTGCACCACCACCCATTTGCAGCTTGCTTGTGACAGCGGGGGACAAGAAGGAGGTTACACCATATGAGAGAGCGGCATTGGTCAGGGCATCGTTGACCGATCTACCTCCAGCTAGGCTACCCACACCAGAACCAAGGGCTGAACCCATTGCGCCGGACATGCCTAAAGCCGGAGCAAAGTAAAAACCAGCAGCCGCACCAATCAAAGGCAGCACTTCTTTTGCACTGCCTAGTCCTAATGCTTTTCCAAGATCACCAAATATTGCCATTATGCTACCTTTACAGTGCCGGAATCATTATACAGCGTCCCCGTCTCAAGTCCAGTGGCGCTTGTGGGCAAGTCTGTTATTGTTATAGTCGATGCCCGTATATCACCCGGGTTACGTTCCTGCTCAATAAATATCTCCAGTGCTCGAACAAGGTCAGACATGTAGCCAACGCTATACTCTTGCGGAGCTTCCGGCAGTCTTGGTGCTGGCGTTTGATTGCTAGACACTAGCGCCTCCCATCCTGACGTAAGTCAACTCTAGGACTGCCAAGCCGCCACTTAGCGCCAAGTGCAGTTGACTCGACTCTCAATGCAAAAGATCGACCTCGGGCACGGACGTACAACTGTTTTGTGTATTCTTCAACAGGACTAGTCTGCGTCCTCGTCGTTGTGGATGCTGCTGTATTACCAAAATCTTCACCCGGAAAGTCTCTTGACTTAATTGTAAATGTGGCTTGCGGGGTAGATATAGCAGTAGAACCAGAGAAACTTAAATCCGGTATAACCCTTCTGACATAAGTAAAGTGGTCCCCATCTCCTATGTCCATCACGGCTGACTCAATGTATGATGTCATTGCGCTGCCATCGTCATCATGCCCAAACTCTTGGTTGTATACATACCCGCCCTCTGTAGCCAAAGGAAAGGGCCGAGTACCGCGATCCAACCACGCACTTCTTGCTAACGTACCGAAGTACCACAGCTTTTCTAGGTAGTTGTACACCACATAGCGGTCATTCTCCGTTGATCCAGATGCCGGGTAAAACCAGAACACCTCACTGAACTCAGAGTTTACCCCACCGTATATCTTGTCACTCTGTTCCAGATTGATATCATTGAATACTTTGTCCTTGACAGTGCATGGTAGCTGGGCTGTCTGACCAGCATAGACGTAAAAGTTATCGTCACCCATCCAGAACACAAAATCTTCCGTGGCAACAGCGGCGTTTGGTCCGGCGATAGTTATGTTGGATGCAAGCTGCTGTAGACCAAAGGTAAAGGGAGGCCCGATAAATCTCATGGAGGTTAGTGCAGTGTCAGTCCATATCAGGATTTCACGCTTTGTTTCAATGGCTTTTACAAAGGTAGAGCCAGAGCCAAGCCGCAAGTCCCCGGCGGTGTTGGTTGTTACAGGATACCAGTCAATTGGGTTTTCCTGACTGGAGAAACGTATTAACAACGGATCTTGGACCCCGTCTCCTTGTGCGTCTGTCGCGCCACCGAGACCATCACAACCAAAAGCAAGAACGTGACGATCTCTGTCCGACACCATGATCTGCTTACAAATGGTGGGTACGCTTCTCTTTGTGCCTGATCGGGTGGATAGTTCTACTGCTCTGGCTCCTGTGCCAGTGGACTTGTCCCAGTAAAACACACCGGAGTCACGAGGATTTATAAGGAGATCTTCTCCGAAATTATCGTGTGACCACAGACGTATCTGTGTTGTAGTTGTCAGACCACCGGAAGCTGCAACACCCCAACCAGAGAAGTCGTCGGCTGGATCAGCGTTACCTTTAGCTAGGATAACTAGACTTCCATCCACATGACTAGCCGCAGTTGTGCCGGAATGCCCACGGGTACAACCCGTTAGATCATTGCCAGAGATACCACCAACAAGAATTAACTCATTGTCAATCATCACAATGTCAGTAGCCACAATGCCTGTGGTGCTGGTTACGGTAATTGTGGTATCACTATTTGAAAGAGTGCCGCCCTCGTTGACCGTTGTCTGTAGTGGTGCTGAAGTTCTACCACCATACAAACCTGCGCCCCAACCTGTGCCACCCACTGTGGTATTAAGACCTACGTTGATCTGATAGTTACCTACCGTGCTGCCGCCGCCATTACCTGTGTCAGAGCCGTTGGATGTTACTGTAGCCCCAAGAAGATCTTTGGCTGTAATTTCATAGGTACTACCAGAAAGAACCTGATCAATACTATATTCTTGATTTAGTACGGTGGCAGTTATGTTTCCGCCAAGACTTGCGGCGCTGGAAAAAGTAACAAAGTCCCCGGTTACCGCACCGTGGTTAACGTGAGTTACGGTGATTGTGCTAGAAAACGGTGCTGATGTTGTTGCGGCAAAGGTAATAACACCTGCACTTGTAGGTGATCCAGTGCGAAGAGGAGTTATATCGTTGAATGTGCCGCCTTCTTCTAAATAATATTTTAAGTTTGTACCCAACCCAAGATAGTTAGATCCGTCAAGAGCAATCCAGTTATGTAAGGCACGACAAGTACCTAGAAAAGTCGAACTGGCGTACTTTGCCCAGCCACCTATTTTTTCGGGGTAGCCTAGACGAAAGCGTATTTTGTCACCGTCTCTCCACCCACCTTCGTTGGAGTACGCTGTAAGATCCTGTACAAGCCCGGGTCTGAATTGTAGTTTTGTTAGCGGCATTATGTTTTTCTCCCGCCATAAAAATCAGATATAGACAACGCATTACCAGACACAGGAATGCCTGAGTTAACGGCTGTGTCAACAGCCGCGTTGTCGTAGCTACTGCCACCAACATAAAGATAAATACAAGCCCAACCGGAAGATGCGCCGCTTCCAACCATTCGTATTACCTGCCCAGAACTCAGAGAAAGCGTGTCAACCGCCGAGGCGGTCTGATTATACGCTGGAGATAAAGTGTGTGTTCTGATCAAGCTGCCGTTTGCATACATACTAACAGTGGCTGAAGCAACGCCTTGTATGTAATAAGCAGCGTAGTACTGATAAGTCCCGGTCTTGTTGACAGTAAAGTTCCTGTCCATAGTTATGGTACTGCCGTTATCACCCCACAAAGCCTGAGTGTACAGACGGCTAAAAGTATTTATCTGCGGGTCATAGCCGCCAATACCGGGATATCTATAGTTAGCGGAGTTGCTACCGCCAAGACTAGATGCGGTTACTGTTTCTGGAACAGTGGACGGAACGTATCCGTTACCACCACTCTTGTAGTACTCGCTCATAGAAATAGGGTGTGAGCCAGTAAACTCTGTCTGAAGATCAGAAAGTGACAGTGTTCCAGAAGATGGCAGCGTCATTAGATCGATCCATATGCGGTTACATCGTCAACAGAAGTTATTGCGCCGTTAGAAGCTATTTTAGCTACTGCCGAGCCACCGTAGGAAAATACTAGATTGTTGTTTCCATCAACAGAAATTGTCCAACCGCTACCACCCGTCAGACTTAATGTGTTCCCAAAGCTAGAACCTGCACTAACGAACGAAAGCTGCCCGGAACCGTCAGTTTTCAATAGCTGCCCTGCGGTCCCATCTGCCTGTGGATAAGACAAGCCGTCAAGTATAACAGAGCCTGTACCATGCGGAGTAATCGCAATATCTCTATTACTTGATGTGGTTACAATGCTGTGCGTAACAACATCAAGGTTGCCGCCAAGCTCGGGACTCGTGTCGTTAACCAGATCGGTAGTTGGTGTCAAGCTTTTGAAAACACCGGAACCGCCACCACCGTCACCTGTCACAGCGGCTGATGCACCTGCTGCGATTTCTACGCCGTTGGATGCGGAGTAGGTTACACCTTTGTATATAATACGACAGGCAGCGTTTGTGTCGTTTCTGATAGTATAAAATTTTTCCTGATCTGTTGGAGTAACTCTTAGCTCAAAGGTAGAACCCGGAGATCCGCTAAGAACAAGAACGGTGTTTGCGCCGTCGCTAGTAGATCCATCGTTGGTGGTCAGATCTTGACTACCTGAAATAGTTATCTGCGCCTGACCGTGAAGCGCCTGATCAATTATGTCGAAGTTGGTATTAGTCGTTGTACCCCAAGTTCCTGCCTGTTCGCCGGAACCGGGTTTTTGAATACCAGTGTTTGAAGTATATGTACTGGGCATTTAAACCACCTTATTTGTCCACGTTTCTATTGTACCACCCGCGTTAATTTCTGTCCATGTCCCACCACTTGGGACAACTTGCACCCAGTTTTCTGACGGGGTGTCTGCATCTATACGCTCCCAATAGAACCTACCTTGGGCTGACACAACAAACACTGCATTAATTTGCAGTTCGTCCATAAGGATAACTTTGGTTCCAAGAGAAGACTGTATAAAGACAGACTCAATATCCAAAGGACGAGAGTTTATTATAAATGTAGGCGCGACTGACTGTATGAATTCTGCCGTCATTTCTTGCGAGGCGGAGTATAACACACTTGCCCCGGATGTCTGCTCAAAGTTAGCACTCTGCTCAGAGGCTGCACTTAGGGTCATAACGGAGCTTGTGCTTTGTATAAAGGCAGCGTCTTGTTCGGATATTGCTGAAGCTACAAACGTGCCATTCGTTGTTTGCACAGTGCTAAAATCCATCTCCGCGATAACTGTTCCAAAGCGGGTGAGCTCTGTGCCTTGCAGGAACAAAGCAGAAGCCTCAAAGATACCTGCAAGAACACCTACGCCAATTGTAGCTTTAGAGCCAATCGCCAACATATCTGCGGAGCCGTTTGCTACAAACATAGATGCGCCGTCTACAGTGAAGTTGGCATCAGCAGTTGCAGAACCGAAGGCTAGAATACCTTGATCTGCGATAGCTCTTTCGGATAATGCCAACTCACCGAACATTAGTCAGCGTCCGCAATGGTCAGAGTGCCAGCGTCTACTTGGCGCAGGATTTCTGCGTAGTGTCTGTTAGCTTCGTCTATCGGAACGTGCATAGTCACGCCATCAATACTCGCTACAACTCCCTGATTTACTCCATCAGGGGACACAGAACCGTCATCCTTATTAATATTAATTCCTTGAAAATATTTTGCGTTGGTAATAACCATTTTATAACTCTATATCTGCTTTAAAATCACTAATCACAATACCAATCCCAGCAGACCAGTTATTTGCACTATTCCAAACAAAAACGTAACTATAGTTTATGCTTGCTATAGCAAATGTCCCTGCGTTTCCGCTTTGTGGGGTAAAAGTTCCAGTTACTGTTGGCGCAGCTCTCATATTGGTTGGGAACTGTATTGTTCCGCTTGGCGAAACATTTGTGTAGCTTCCCGTATAACCAATATGTTGAGGCGCAACGTAGCAGTATCTATGACACTTGGCTAACGTAGTTCCTATGTCCTCATGCTCAAAAGCGGTGGCTACGTCTCCGACTTCAAGTTGTACGCCCGTGAGATAGAAATTATTATCTGTGCTGTTTATAGCGTTTACTTGTCCAGCAGCCGCATTAGCCGCAGTAAAGCTAGCCCAAGAGGTTGCTAAAGTGCCACTTGTATATGTAGACCCAGCCGCAAGCCACCAATATACTTGTAAAGAATACGCATTGTCATCATCCAACGCACCACTTGTATCACCAGCAAAAGTTAGTGTTTTGTGTTCCCAAGTATTAGCTGAAGAAACAGTATAACTTTTTGATATATGTCTTGCATTGTCATTATCATATAACTGAATAATATATGTGCCTGTGATTGTTGACTTAACCCAAAAAGATAAGGTTACACTTTCTGCATTAGATGTGCCTTTTTTTAATCTTTGTAAATTTTGTCCTTCAAATTTATGACCAAGAAACGCATAGTCTCCTGCTGCCAAACTACTGTCAGCCGTAGTAACATCCACCTTCATAGAGTTAAGAAAACCGTTACCCGTTGGTACATCTGTATCCTGACTTAGCGTTACAACAAGGTCGCCAGATTCGTTTATAGCAAAACGGTCTGGACCACCATAAGTGCCGTTAGTTGCGCTTGCTACGGTTCCACGCTGTGCTATGTTCATTGCACCATTAATTATGAGGTTCCTGTTTGACAAGCCGCTTGCAGCCGGGGAACCTAAGTCAGCTATTTGTCTTGCACGGCTCATATTTTACTCCGGCTTGGTAGGCCACTTGACATCATCAAGGCTGGTAGCGCTCTTGGTAATATCACGCAGTTCTTGACGGTATGCTTTACGCTCATCGCTCATTGTAAGGTCGCTGGATGCCCACCAATCTGTATCTGCAAGCAAGCGGTTACGTTCTTCCCGTAACAACTTCATAGGCTCTGCTGCCTTTATCTCGTCAGCCTTTGCCTTAACCTCGTCCCAAGTTGTACCCCAGTCATCAGCGCTGCTGCTTTCAATGGCTGTACCATTTTCGTCAGCGCCCGTAACCTTACGGAACATCTCGCTAAATTCTTTTTCTGTTGTTGGCTCACCACGAAGCACCCATTCTTTGATGCCTAGTTCTGTGAGCGCTTCTGCTATACTCATTACACTCTCCTATCCTAATAAAAAACCTGAAAAGTTATTTTGTTTAACCCCACCGTAAAACTCTGAACTAGCATTACCATTTATGGTTACTTTTATTGCATCGTTTACCGCTAATTCCATTATGATATTCAGGCTTACAGCAAAATGAATAGTCATGCTGGCATCGTGATAAACATAGCCATACTGCCACTGTGTGCTATTTTTGTATAAAAGGGGATAAGTGTCTTGGTTCTGGTCATTTCTAGCTAATCCCATATTCATGGTAAACAGATAATGCCCTGCTACTGGGGCGGTAAAAATACCTGTGGCAGGAACGTAGTGACCAGAATTAAAGTCTATAGAATTTCCGGTCCCTGACCCCCATTCGATGACAGTGCCAGAGCCACCAAAAGAGCTTATTGTCGTATAGGCTTCTCCTGCCTGTGTGCCACGAACACTAAACCCAACATAATTTGGTTTTATTACACGCCCACTGCTATCAACAGTCAGCGCACTATTCCCGTTGGTCGGGTCTTGGATTTCGGAGACTTTTAAGACGCTACTCATTGTGAAATCTCCATGACCGTAATAGACGATTTAGTGTCACCATTAGCCATACTACCAGCGTAGTTATTCACTCCAATTGTATCGCTTGTGTTACCTTTCCAATAAACCTGATATTCTACCGAAGATGTTGAAGGGGCTGTTTCTTTAAAAGTCCAAGCACCATTGCCACCATTACCAGCAGTAACGTGTCTACAAGCCGCATCTAAAACTGAAACCAAAGAACCATCTCTGTACAAAGCAAAGATGATAATATCGCCAGTTGCCCCCATATAAAGGCCAGCGGCAGTAATACTTACTAAAATATCGTTTGAAGTTGATGTAGGCGTAATAGACTGTGCAAATCCTGAATTAACGGCTGCAAAGCTTGTTGATGTTGTAGTCGTCCAAGTTGAGTAAATCTTGTGCTTTACCTGTATCACATGCCCCGGAATCTGTACACCGTTGCCGCTGGTCTTCTCAACAATGTCATCCACAAAAATCTTACTCATTGTGCAATCTCCGTCAGGGTCAGTGAGTAAGAACTGCTATCGTGTAC